CGAACATATCCATTGCCGTTTATTCCAGCGGCAACAGCGACATTGAGTGGAGCATCGGCAGCGCAGCTGTACGCGTCCACACCACCAATCGAAAATGCAATTTTGGTTGTAGCGGTTGAGATTTTCCAAAGCATCACAGCTCCCGGCAACCAGATCATGTCAGACAATTTTCAGCCGTCACCATTCGTGCTCGGCCGCAGCTTGAGCAACAGAGTCATCGGGCTTTTAGGCCCGTTTCTCGATGTTGAAACGATGTGCCAATGAGCATTGAATCAGCCATTCGTACACCATTGAAAACAGCACTTTCAGGCATTGCTGCCAATGTGTACAACGGCATCCCAGAGACGATGACCAGCCCATCAATTTGCTTGATTCCTGATGCACCTTATTTGGAAAGCGTTTTAATCGGCAAAAACACAACAAAAGTCAAGGTCAATCTGACTGTGACTGGTGTTGTCGGTTATGCCAACAACGCCGCAGCTTTAGACAATCTGGAAACATTGATGATCTCAATCATTGCAGCAATGCCAAATGGTTATGAAGTCGGCAATGTAAATCAACCTCAACCTTTGGAAGTCGGTGCCGGTAAGTACCTCACGGCCGACCTTCAAGTATCCACATACTACAACCAATAGGAGAAAACATGCCAACCACAATCATCACCGGCAGAAATGTGAGCTTCAGCATCGATGGGGATACTTTTGATGCACAAGCAACATCTGCAATCCTTACTGTTGATTCAACGATCAACACATACCAGACACTCGATGGCAAGGCGTATTATACAACCGACACTCAAGGCACATTTGCTGTTGAAATGTTGGCTGACTGGGGCGTTGCTTCATCACTATGCGAAATGCTTTGGAATCAAGCTGAGAACTCACCAAACACACCTTTGGCGGTAATCCTCGAGACAGAGCCGGGCAGCACTTTCAATTTTACTGTTCAGCCAATTTTCCCATCAGCTGGAGGAACAGCACCAGATGCACAGACTGTCTCAATGAGCTTTACCTGTGTGACAACACCTACATTGGCTTAACGAAAGGAAATCGGGAGCATGAAACTGGCAATCACAATCGAATTCGCTACGGGGGAGAGCGCAACCTATACCGCGCTCCCACCGGAGTGGATGAAATGGGAACAGAAAACCGGAAACACGATTCAGCAAGTGGCCGAAAAATTGGGCATTGCCGATTTAATGTTTTTGGCGTACCACGCAATGAAACGCGAATCGGCCGGAAAGCCTGTGAAGCCTTTTGAGGTTTGGTGCGAAACTGTTGCTGACATAAGTATGGGAGAAACCGAAAACCCAAAAGCTACGAATCCGGAAGCATAAACCGGATTGTTTGGGAATTGGCTATCCATACAGGATTGTCACGATCAGAGTTTCAAACCGCTGAGGATATTTTAACCGCTTTTGAGATACTGAGGATCAAAAATGGCAATTGAACCCATCACTTACAACAAGAGTGATTTGCGCGGCATTATCCGCGCTTTCAAAGCCATGGATGAGCAAGCCGTTTCTGAGGCCAAAGGCGTTTCAAATGGCTTGGCCACTTATGTGCAATCAAAAGTCACGGCCGCAGCTGGTGGCCGCCCAAATAAGGCGGCAATTCGCATTGCACAAGGATCGCGTGTGAGCAAGTCATCGAAAGTCGGAGAGATTAGCTATGGCTTTGTATCTCAGAAATTCAGCGGTGGTGGTACAACTCAACAGCTTTGGGGCGGTTACGAATTTGGATCAAACAAATTCAAGCAATTCCCGGTGTGGTCTGGCAGATACGGCCGAGGATCAACAGGATGGTTTATCTATCCAACATTGCGTGCCGAGCAGCCATACATCATCAATCAATGGGAAAATGCATTTACTAAGATTTTGAAGGAGTGGTGATGGCCGGTCAATCAAGAACACTCAAGCTCTCAATCCTTGCTGATGTTGATGAACTCAAAAAGAGCCTCAATGTAGGCTCAAAGGATGTCGATGGATTTGCCGGCAAAATTGGTAATTTCAGCAAGAAAGCGGCGTTGGCTTTTGCTGCGGTAGCTGCCGCAGCTGGTGCAATGGCGATCAAAATTGGTGTCGATGCCGTCAAAGCTGCATCAGATTTGTCTGAGACAATTTCAAAGGTTGGCGTTTTATTTGGTGACACAGCTGATGACATTGAAAAATTTGCATCGGGTGCCGCGACCTCTTTAGGCCAGACAAAGCAACAGGCATTGGATGCAGCTGCCACATTTGCCACATTTGGAAAGTCTGCCGGATTAAGCGGCAAGGATTTGAGCAAATTCTCAATTGACTTTGTAAAGCTTTCATCCGATTTAGCCTCTTTTAATAACACATCACCAGAACAAGCAATCAACGCCATTGGATCGGCATTGCGTGGCGAAGCTGAACCGCTGCGCCAATACGGCGTTTTGTTGGATGATGCCTCATTGCGCCAAGCCGCTTTGGAATTAGGCATTGTCAGCACAACCAAAAATGCTTTAACACCACAACAAAAGGTGTTGGCGGCTCAAGCTTTGATTTACAAGCAGACATCAGCTGCACAAGGCGATTTTGAGCGCACAAGTGATGGTCTAGCCAACCGCACAAGAATTCTCACAGCTCAATTGGAAAACGCCAAAACCACAATTGGACAAGCTCTTTTGCCTGTTGTTTTGGAATTGGCCACTTTGTTCTCAGACAAGGTTATTCCGATTGTGCAAAAAGTTGCCGATGCCTTTGGCTCAAAGAAAGACGGCATGGGCGGCACACTCACCACTTTGGCAGACTCGATCAAAGGTTTTGTGCAACCAATTTTTGAAGGTTTAAGATCAGCTTTTGAGAAAATTAAAAACACAGTTGTTGAAAACAAAGATGAATTTCAGGCTTTTTTTGATGTGGTCAAAGCGGCAGCACCAATCATTGGCAATGTAATTGGAGCAGCTTTTAATGTTGCTGGCACAGTAGCAAGCACAGTTTTGAATTTAATTTCAAATGTTTTGGGAGCACTTAAAGGAATTCTTAACACAGCCATTGATGGAATCAACGCCGTCATTAGAGGAATCAATTTAATCAAACCCGGGCCGGACATTGGAAGCATTGGCAAAATTGGTGCATCAAGCGGCTCAAGCTCAACAGGTGGCATTTCCGTGCCAGCCTCATCGTTGCCAACTGGTTTCAAACCAGCTGCAACCACAACCACAGGCGGTGGGATAGGTGGAGGCGGTACAACTGGTGGAGGCGGTACAACTGGTGGTGGTAGCGGAACATTAAGTTCGGCCGTCATGAAAATTGGTGAAACGACCAAAAAAGTTGTGACCGATGTTGCCGGAGCTTTTGACGATTTTACCAGCGGAACAACTACCTTAGCCGGTGTTATGGCGGCTTCTAACAAGCCATTTGCATTTGGCACATCTGGTGTCAATACAAACACGCTTGCTGGAATTTTGGCTGCATCAAACACACCAAATGTGACAATCAATGTGAATTCTCCATCCGTGATTGATGAGGAAGGTTTCTCAAGAGCTGTTGTAGATGCACTCAACAATTCAACCTATCGCGGCACAAACGGCGCAACGAATTTTGTGTCAGCATGAGTGTTTTCAATCCCGTTTGGCGCGTAATCATTGGCGGTGAGACATACACCAATTATGCGTTGGCCAACCTTTCAATCACATCTGGCCGGACAAACATTTATGAGCAAGCGAATGCCGGGTATGTCAATCTTGAGCTAATCAATCTGGATCAATCCATCATCGACATTGAGATCAATGATGCTGTCACAATTGAATTGCAAGATTCAACAAACACATTTGTGCCCATTTTTGGCGGTACTGTTACAGAATTTGACATTGGCATTGCTGCATCGGGCGTTGTTGGGATCAATCAATCGGTGTCAATTCTGGCATTGGGTGCATTGTCTCGATTGCCAAAAGCATTGACCGAAGGCGTTTTGGCTAAAGATTTTGATGGGGATCAGATTCTCACAATTCTGACTGATCTATTGATCAACTCGTGGAATGAAGTGCCGGCAGCTTTGCAATGGGCAACCTATGATCCAACGGAGCACTGGCAAGATGCCCAAAACACGGGATTGGGTGAGATTGATACACCAGGCAATTATGAGCTGGCCAATCGCGGTTCATCAACGATCAATGTGTATTCATTAGTTTCAGCTTTAGCCACATCGGGATTGGGCTACATTTACGAAAACGCATTGGGGCAAATCTCGTATGCTGACAGCACACATAGATCGGTTTATTTGGCGGCCAACGGATACACCGATCTCTCAGCTGCTCAGGCTTTAGCCGATTCGCTATCAATCCAGACTCGTGCCGGTGACATCCGAAATGAAATTGTAATTAAATACGGCAACAATTCAGCCAATGAGGTTGTGGATTCAGATGCAACATCGATTGGCCTTTACGGCAAATTAGCCCAAATCATTACAACCACCATTCAAAATGCAAGCGATGCCGGGGATCAGGCAGCTTTTTACCTAACGCTCAGAGCGTATCCTCAAGCCAATTTCAATCAAATCACTTTTGAGCTGACCAATCCAGAAATTGATGATGCTGACCGGGATGCCTTAATCAACATTTTCATGGGCTTGCCGTTGCGCATAAATGATTTGCCGCTGAACATGGCCGCCGGCACATACCTTGGTTTCGTAGAAGGTTGGACATGGCGTGCCGCTTACAACAGCGTATCGGTCACGGCTATTCTTTCCCCATTGGCATTTTCATTGCAAGCCATGCAATGGCAAGATGTCGCAATTGCAGAACAATGGAACACAATCAGCGGCAGCCTAGATTGGGCAACCGCCTTAGTCGTAGCGTAAGGAGGAAAGATGAGCAATCCAACAACGCCATTTGGCTGGCAAATGCCAACGGCAACAGATTTAGTGACCGATCTGCCGGCTGATTTTGAGGTATTTGGGCAAGCTGTAGCAACATCGATGGCCGATTTATTGGGTGGCACATCTGGTCAGGTGTTAGCCAAAAATTCAAACACCGACATGGATTTTGTTTGGGTCACATCAGATGATGCCAACGCGATCCAAAACACAATTGTTGATGCAAAAGGCGATTTGATTTCTGCAACCGGTAGCGACACACCAGCCCGCCTTGCAGTAGGCAATAATGGCGAGACACTCGTAGCAGATAGTTCCACTTCAACAGGTTTGCGCTATCAAACAGGCGTAAATGTCAATTATGCGATCAACGGCGCACAAGAAATTTGGCAACGAGGCACAAGTTTTGCAGTTGCCGGAGCGACTTATACTTCAGATCGTTGGCAGGGTTCTCGTTCAGGTGTCGCAGGTATGACTATTAGCCGTCAAGCAACTAATGACACTACAAACTTGCCATTTATTCAGTATTGCTCACGCGTACAAAGAGATTCTGGCAATACTAATACAACCATTTTGTATCTTGGATCAAGTTTTGAATCAGAACAAACAAGAAATCTACAAGGTCAAACTGTTGTCGTTTCTTTTTATGCAAGAGCAGGAGCAAATTATTCTGCTGGTTCTAGTATTCTAGAATCTACATTGGCTTATGGAACTGGAACTAATCAAAACATTTTTTCAGGATTAACAGGTCAAAGCACAGTAGTTTCAAAAAATAACACTTTAACAACGACTTGGCAACGATTCCAAATGACTGGAACAGTAAGTGCAACCGCGACTCAGTTAGCACTTTATTTTGTTTTCACTCCAAGTGGCACAGCAGGTGCAAATGATTACTACGAAATAACAGGCATCCAGTTAGAACAGGGAGCAATAGCAACAACTTTCAAGCGTGCTGGCGGAACAATCCAAGGAGAATTAGCCGCTTGCCAGAGATACTATTTCCGTTATGTTTCAGGTTTGGCTTATGCCAATTTAGGTTCAGGTATGTGTCTTGCAACAAATCAAGCCTCAATTACTGTTGCATTTCCAGTTACTATGAGAACTGCACCCGCAGCGGTTGAAACTACTGGAACTGCCTCAAATTATGCAGTTTTAAGTGCGGCAGGTGCGGTGCTTGCCTTGACTGGCACACCGACTTATGACAGTAACACAAACTCACAAACTGGTTTAATTATTTGTAATACCTCTACAAGTTTGGTTGCTGGAAACGCAACGCAATTACGAGCAAACAATTCTACAACCGCTTATCTAGGCTGGAGTGCTGAACTATGACAATTATTGAAAGCAAAGATGCATTTGGTACAGACATCGTGACAGTAATTGACGAGGAAAACGATAAAGCCGAGTCAATGACAAAAGCAGAATACGACCGCCGAGAAGCGGAACAATCCACACCGATGATTCCGGGCGATGAGTAATTTTCCACAAGGCACATTGCCTCGATTGATTCAGGTTGCTTTGGCCGAAGTTGGCACAGCTGAAACCGGAAACAACGAGACAAAGTACGGCAAGCACATGAAAGCCGACAAGCTGCCATGGTGCGGATCATTTCTCAATTGGTGTGCAGATCAAGCTGGTGTGAAAGTGCCAAATGTTGTCAGCACGCGTGCTGGAGCGGAGGCTTTTAAGAAAGCCAAGCAATGGCACACCACACCAAAAATTGGTGATTTTGTTTTCTTTGATTTTATCATCGATGACAAAGTGACAATCAATCACATTGGCTTGGTAATCCGGGCATCAGACAAACAGATTGTGACTATTGAAGGCAACACATCAGGCGGTGGCGATCAGCGCAATGGTGGCGAGGTTATGGTTAAATCAAGAACTTTGGGAGCAAGGTCATTTGTAGTCGGTTACGGCCGACCAACTTATGACTCGTTTTCCGGTGATTTGCCGGATCGACCAAAAGGAGGAAAATGATGGAGCAATTTAAGGCAGCGGCAGCATCATGGATGCGCAGCGCGGTGGCTGGATGTCTGGCCGTGTACATGACTGGGAACACCAATCCCAAAGATTTGGCCATGGGCTTAATCGCTGGAATCGTGCCGGTTTTAGCTCGTTGGGCAAATCCTAACGATCACGCATTAGGCATCAAAAAGTGAGTGTGGGCGAATGGACGGCTGTTGGTGGACTTGTAATCACAACATTGGCAGCTGTCTATTCGTCAATGAGAATTATCATCAAAGCGGTCATGAGCGAACTTGCACCGAATTCGGGATCGAGTATGAAGGATCAAATCTCACGCATCGAAACTCGTTTGGATTATCTGTACACACAGCTCATTGAGCAAAAGAAGTAGCGACACGCCGCCATTTAAGCGTGATTGTTGAGTTTGTCGGTTTTGCCTGTCACTCTTTATTTCGGGAGCTGATACGCGGCTCCCAGAATCGGGAGCAAGACAATGAACGAAATCTCAATTGTGATCATGTGTTTGATCGCTGGTGCTTTATGGGCTGTTATGGCCTATTCGGTAGGTTTTAAGGAAGGCGAGCGACAAGGCTATACAAGAGGCCGAGCCGTAGCACGGCATGCTGTATCAGCTGATCGGAAGGTCAAATGATGGCCTCTTTCATGGATCGATACGAAGGCAACAAAGAACGCACAGACCGCTGGATTGCTACATTTCCACAAGGTAGGTTGGAATCGCACATCATTGAATTCAATGCCGAAAAAGGTTATGTGCTGGTGCAAGCAAAAGCATTTCGCAATCAAACCGAGATTGATCCAGCCGGCATTGATTATGCGTATGGGTATCTCGCAGCTTATCCGGACAAAATGAAACGCTGGATGATCGAGGACACTTGCACATCAGCTTTGATGCGCGTGATGGCCTTAGTTATGGGCAACACCGAGAAGGCAACCAAAGAGGTCATGGCATTGGTCAAAAGCGAAAGCCCGGCAGTCGATTATGACTATTGGAGCACTAAGCATGGCGATGTGCCGAGTTATCAAACAGCGGCCGAAGCTGAGCAAGCTGGCACACCATCATTTGGATCATCAGAGGATTCTGCATGGACAGCCCATGCCGTGCCATCGTGCTCACATGGATCAATGCGATGGAATCAAAGCAAGCCAGATGCACCCAAATCATGGGGCGGCTACTTTTGCAGCGAGAAAATTAAAGAAAAGCAATGCACACCGCGTTGGTATGTCTTGCGTTCAACCGGTAAATGGGAGCCACAGGTATGAGCGACTTTGTTGAAATCATCTATCCTCAAGAGATGAAAGCACGATTGATGTGCAATGGCGAAATCGTTGAGGAATACAAAATCGAGCAATGCGACAAATGCTCACAGCTAAGGCGATTGGATCATTTTGGCTACCAAAAAGGCTATGACAAGCAAGACAACATCATTTGGTTTTGTGGTGATTGCCGATGATAGATCGCATTGAGGAAGTGCAATGCATGATTGCGGCCATCCAACATTGCCATGATCGATCAGCTGATCACAGCTCACGCATCGTCAAAAACCTGTCATGGTTTGAGTATGTCGCACAGATGGGCGAATCAATGCTGGCCGAGCTGGTGGTGGCCAAGCGATTGGGCTATGACTACACACCGGGCATCACATGGGATAAATCCAAAGCTGATGTGGGTGAGCACATTGAAGTCAAATGGTCAGCCAATCCCGCCAGCAATTTGTGGATTCAGGAATCGGATCGACATGATCGTGACATTGCCGTGCTTGTTACAGGCAATGCACCAAAGATGCACATTGTTGGCTGGATGCCGGTGGCTGTGGCCAAAAAACCACGCTATCGAAACGCATCACAAAACAATTGGAGCGTGCCACAAATCAATTTACAACCAATCGAAACCTTGATGCGGAGCAATTATGCACATCCTTCAATTTGATTGTTCAATCTGTTCAAAGCTGTATGGAAAGCCAAAACAACGCCATGGGCTCAAGAAAGGTGCAGAGCTAACAGAGCATGAGTGGTTCGCACAATGCATGAGCTGTGGCACATTTGGCATCAAGATCGTTGATGATGCACGAATTAAGGAGATGTCATTGTGAATAAGTTATCCACAGGCATCATCCACAGGCTGTGCGCAACGCCCAACAGCACGCTCAATGTTGCAATGTATTTGCGTGGTTCGGTACGCTCCATGCTCGTGGGCGAGCCGCTGTGGCGGATAGCTCGCAAGCGATGCTTGGTGCTATTGGCCGCGCTATGTTTTGCTAGCGCAACACCGGCACAGGCCACACAAGATGCAACAAAGAAACCATCAATCAATTCATTGAAGCTTTATGCTCACTCACGAATCGTTGATTGGCAAGAGATGAAATGCTTTGACATCTTAATCACAAAAGAAAGCAATTGGCGTGTGGAAGCTATCAATCCAAATGGCAATCATTTTGGCTTAGGCCAGATGCGAAACACAAAGTACAGAAACCTTGATGGCTTTCGCATGATTGACTGGACTCTCAGATACATCGACCACAGGTATCAAGGCAAGATTTGCAATGGAGCTTTGGCTCATTGGCGAAAGCATGGGTGGCATTGATGTCAAGAGCTTGGAAGAATGGTGGCTCTCGAGCTTGGCGGAAAACCAGAGAAGCTGTGCTAAAGCGTGATGGAGCGTGTCAGCAATGTGGCACAACGGAAGGCCCGATGCACATCGATCATGTGATACCTAAGAGGCTAGGTGGAAGCGATGAAATGTGGAATTTGAAGCAAATGTGTCAAAAGTGCAATTTGAGCAAAGGTGGTCGTTTTTTTGAGGCGGACAGGACAC